GCCTCTTCGCTATTACGCCAGCTGGCGAAAGGGGGATGTGCTGCAAGGCGATTAAGTTGGGTAACGCCAGGGTTTTCCCAGTCACGACGTTGTAAAACGACGGCCAGTGAATTGTAATACGACTCACTATAGGGCGAATTCGAGCTCGGTACCCGGGGATCCCACGCCGGAAAGCTCGCGCGACCGCTCGATGCGGATCTTGTGCGCGGTGCCCTCGCGCCAGTCGCCATAGGATCCGACGATCAGGGTCTCGCCAGCCTCGGTGACGATCTCGCCGAGCGCATACCAGCCGCTTTTCTGCCCGCGGCGATCATCCGGCGTGCGACAGCGCACGATGCGGCCCAGCTCCAGCGCCTGGACATCGAGACCGAACTCGGTGAGCTGGCGCAGGACGTAGTCATAGTTCGCGGCCATCAGCGCACGGACCTCAACACATGCCGCACGGCACGCTCCATCTCCACCGGCAGCTCGCGCCGGATGCGCGCGATGACGCGGACATTGATCCGCCGCGCGTTGAACATCTGCGGCACATCAATCGTCTGCACGGGCTCGATCGGCAGGCGTGTGCGCCCGACACGGCGGAACACCGTGCGGCCGCGGTTGCCGATGAAGGCGCCGGGGATGGTCTTCACCCCGCCGCGCCTCTTGATCCTGAAGCGCAACACGTTCTGCGTGCCGGATCGACGCCGGCGCCGCGCCTCGGCCAATGTCACCTTGCGTTCCAGGAAGCGGATGACATTCATCGAGCGCCCGGGCCGACCGCCCGCGAATGGATCGAGCTGCGCCACCAGCCGCCCGCGACGAGCGCGCAGGATGCGCAGCCTCGCCCGCACCTCGCTGGCGCGCAGGTTATACTCGGACGTGATCGCGCGCGTCATCTCGGTGCGCGCCTTGGAAGCGGTTTTATTCAGCGCCATCGCCGCCGCGCGATCGCCCAGCCCGCGCTGGATGCGATTGAGCTTGCGGGTGATCCGCTCCACGCCCTCGATTCTGATCGAGATCAGGCCCATGCGTTCACCCAATCCGCCGCGCTTCTCCTAGCGCCATTTCGCGCCGTTTCGTACCCGCATCCGAACATCTCAAGAAGGACCCGCAACACATGGATGACGATCCACTCAAGCATCAGAGCTGGCGTGTAGATGAATCGGTGAACGATCGATCGCGCTCTTCCCTCATAAAGGGGGAACGGGGATTCACTGTGCCCTAACTGTGCCGCACTTTTTACTTCACGCGGCGCAGCGGCGGAGCATCGCGGGCCGCCAGCTCGGCGTAGCCGGCCAGGTGTTCGACGCCGAAATGCGCATAGCGCAACACCATCTCCATCCGTTGCCATCCGCCGAGCTTCTGCAGCACCTCCAGCGGGCAGCCGGCTTGCACCATCCACGATGCCCAAGTGTGCCTCAGATCGTGCCAGCGGAAGTCCGCGATGCCGGCGCGAGACAGCGCACGACGCCAAGCTGTGTTGTTCAGGCGTGTCAATGGCCGGCCGCGATGGGTGAAGACATAAAGAGGATGCTGTCCACGTCGCCGATGCAGCACGGCCATGGCGTCGCGATTGAGGGGTGTTCCGAGCGGCTTGCTGTTCTTGGTCCGGTAGACGTGCAGCACGCAGCGATCCAAGTCGATCTGCGTCCATTGCAGCCGGCAGACGTTCTGCTCGCGCAGGCCCGTGTTGAGCGTGAACTCGGCCGCATCGGCGATGTGTGGCGCCGTAGCTCGCAGGATATGCAGCAGCCGCTCGGCTTCGGCGCGCGTCAGCCAGCGTATGCGCTGGTTGTTCTCCGGCCGCATGCGCACATTCGGCGCCCGCTCGATCCAGCCCCAGCCGGCGGCGGCCCGCAGGATCGCACGCAACAGCGCAGCATGCCGGTTGACCGTGGCCGGGCTGACGCCCTCGGCCGCCTTGGCCTGGAGGATGTCCTCGATCATGTCCGCATCGATGGCATCCAGCATCATGCCGCGCAGGTGTGCATCCAGCCAGCGGAGACGGATGATATCCACCCGCAGCGAGCGCTTGTGTTCGTGCTCGCTCAGCCATCGGACGACGGCCTCTTCCCACGTGCGCCTGGGGCGCTCTTTGAGCTTTGCTTGTCGCCAGATCTCGGCGCGGCGGCGGTCGTGGTATTCGCGCGCAAGCTGCCGCGCGCCCGGTTGGTCCGATCGAATCCCAGTGCTTTCGCGTATTCGCGCGAAACCCGGGATGGTGATGTCGATGTAGGCCGTGGCCGTGCCGTCGCCGTTTTTCCGCCAGCGGATGGACATCGCGCACCTCCTCCAGCGCGCATGCGCCGGCGCAGCCATCCGAGCAGCTCGCTGGGGAGGAATCGCCAGCGGCCACGCCCGCGGCCAACACGCGCGGCCGGTATGATGCCATCGGCGGCGAGCCTGCGCACCGTCTCCGTGTGCATGCCGAGGATGGATGCGGCCTCGGCTAGAGTGATTGCACATCTGCATTCCAGCAACGGCATATTGAGCTGAATCGTCTTGTGGCCGTTGGCGCGGACCTCTGCCGCGGCTCGGACAAGATCATCGGGCGCCTGGCGGAGAAAGGATTTGCATCGCCGCCGTCGCCGGCATTCGATGCATGAAACGCATGCCTCCAAGGGCAGCGTGAATGCCCGCTTCGTGCCATGGCGGATGCATGCAAGCGTGATCATTCCACGATCCATTTTTTCATATGTCTCCTCAAGCTGGCGGCCTACTCACGGTGCTGGCCGGGCGCCATTCCGGCAAGGTGCGTTTCTCACTTGCCCCGTCCCTTAACGGAACAGAAGCAGCATTTGCAGGGTGATGAGGATGATGATCATCACCGCCGCAACGACACAAAGTGTCAGAAACTCTTTGGTATTCTCAGACACCGAGGCCGGCTCCCTGGGCCTCGGCCTCGGCGCGCACGCTCTCGGCGTCGCTCAGATCCACATCTTCGGACGGCAACGCCTCCTCGCAAGGCCGGCACAGGCCTGCGGCATTCAGGCCGCCGCCGGTCACCGTGAAATAGCGCCCGCAGCGGATGCATTCACCCGCCCCGGCCCCGATGTTCATTCGTTTCATTTGCTCCTCCTCTGCGTTTGATCTCCCATTTGAGGTACCAGATCGCCTTGTTCAAGTCCTCGATATCCGTGCCCTTCAGGTCCGCGCGCCATATGTATTTGACGGCGTTGCCGAGACAGAAATTCATGTGCTCTGTGATTTCGATGCATTCGATGCCAGAGGGGTGCGCGGTGTAGTGGCGCGGATGGTCCACAGGGTCGTGATCGTCGGTGCGGGCGTCGTGCTGGACCGCATAGGCGATATCCACCATGGATTCCACCAGCGAGGTGTCGCCATCCATGATATCCGGCTTGCCGATCATCTCGCGGATGGCCTCGACCGCAATGACACGCACGGCTTCAGGCGTCATGCGGGATTCACCGCCCTCTCCACCTGGACGTAGGTGTCCCCGACGGTAATGAGGAGAGAGTCTGCGATGGCGTTGTATTGCAGGCCGAAGGCCTTCTCCAGGTCCATGCCGATCTCGACCATGTCGAGGGAGTCCGCGCCCAGATCCTGCCATTCCGCGCCGCAGCTGCCATCATGATGGCATGACCTCCGCACAGCATGCCCTCCAGGCCTCCAGCCTCGCCCTGGCACGGCGCACGGCACGCATGGCCTGCCAGCCGCTTCCGGCGCTCTGCCAGCGGCACATCCGCCGGCAGCACGTGCACGATGGCCGCGGCGCCGCTCACGCGGCCTCTCCTGAAGAATGGCCCCCCCTGGGATGGGGTTTTGGAGGGATGGGCGCCCCAAGCCATTGTTTAGTGCTCTCATGCGGCCTTGTCCTCCGGCCGCTGCATGTACTGGCCTGCGCCAGGGCACAGGTCCAGCGGATGTATATCCTCATTGTGAATGGCGCGAATCAGCTCGCAGATCACGCCGGCCACACACGTCTTACCAGTCCATTCCGATGCCGGGAAGGCATTGCGTTGTTTCCAGTTGGATATCTGATTTGACGTAATTCTGATGCCGCGTGCCCTGCAGGCGCGCACCACATTGCTGTTGCCTCCAGCCTTGTCAATCAGGGTTCGAATATCCATGCGCGTATCTTAGCCACAAAGCGTGAGTGTTGTCAACACCCTGTGAGTAGATCGCACACATAACGTTAATAGGGTGATAACATGGAAGAAAACGATGCCATCGACAGAATGTCCAGGCTGCTGGGCGTCTCCAGCTCGCGGTTAGGAAGCTGGAAAACGCGCAGGTCGCATCACCCCGCCAGATGCCGCACGGCCATCGCCACAGGGTTCCCGGTATCTGGCGACCACACAGCTGGCTGGTCCTTCCCACGGATACCTCGGCCACTCAGGAGCCGCTGGCTGAATCGGCGGCGCGGGGGACCAGGAATGCCGTCGCTTCCTTTCTTACCAAACACCCTATCCAGTTCCCGATACAGTTCCTTGGCCTCGTCTGTCGTGAGTTCAACTTCCTTCATTCCGATTTTCAGCACATGCTTGAGTTCCATCTCATCACCTCCGGAACAGCAGAAACACGAGCACCTGGACCATGGCGCAGATGTAACCGACGGCGGCCCCGGCCATCACGAAAAGCAGCGGTGTCATGATTTACCCCCTTGCCGCATGCGGCGCGATCCGAACCACCAGGTGGCGCTGGTGGTGGCGATGAACACGATGGCGTCGACCACCATCATGAGCAGTTTCCAGGCCGCCGCCGGGTTCTCCTTCACCAGCTCCGGCAGCCCGCCCAGGGCGGCGGTGACCATGGCCGCGAGCCAGGTGAGGGTGACGGCACCCCACAGGGTCACGGCCGGGCGCATCAGGCCGCGGATCACGTCCACAAGCGCCAGCAGGCCGCGCATGATCCGCCCCAGGCCGGCCCAGCGGGAGTAGGTGGCGCGGTCGGACTCATGCGAGGCGGCGAAGGCGGCGCCCTCGATCTTGGCCTCGGTGATCTTCAGCTCGCCCTCGATCTTGGCCTCGGTCTCCTGCACCCGCAGCTTGGAGGCAGCGGTCATCTCCTTCAGGTCCAGCTCGCGCATTTCGCGCTCATGCTCCATGTCCAGACGCTTTTCCTTGAGCTTGGTGTAGGCGTGGATGCCGGTGCCGATCAGGCCCGTGATGCCGCCGAAGGCGGCGGAGCCGAGGAAGCCGAGGATGGAGTCGATAATCATGGCAGCACCTCCAAGAAGAAGTCGCGGCGGCCGGTGGCGGCGTGCAGGCGGGCGAGGCCGCCGGCGGAGACGAGGCCGGCGAGCTGGCCCAGCAGGCGCCCGAAGCGCGAGCAGGCGAGCAGGCAGCCCCAGGAGTCCGTCCGCAGGCCGCGCTCGCGGTCCCCGGCCCAGTTACCACGGTGTATCAGGATCCCGGCGCGATGTGGTATGCCGGTGACATGGTAGACGTCGTGGTAGTGGCCGCTGGCGGAGCGGGCAAGGTAGCGGCAGACGTAGCGCCCGGGCGGAATGCGGGAGACGTTTGGGCGGTTGTCCCGCCACGGCAGCTCCATCGTGCGGCAAACCAGCTCGCCGTCCCGGAGCACGAGGCCCGGCGTGCCCTGGTCGCCGCCGGTCAGCCGGCGCAGGGTGAGCACCATCACGGGACCGTGTCCCCTTGGCGCCGGCGCATGGCCTCACGCAGGCGCTTCTGCAGCAGCTCGCTGAACTCGCGCACCTGCTCCTGGAGCCGCATCAGAGCCTCCTCCAGCTCCTCGAGCTCGTCGACCGTCATCCGTGGCTCCACGGCGGACGCCATCCGTGCGCAAGCAGGATGACATAGACTAGGGCGCCGAAGGCGGCGTAAAGGATCCAGCGCAGGCTCCAGCGCCCGAACTCGGCCGCTTTTTCGTCCAGCCACCCCTTCAGGGCCTCGCGCATGGCCTCCTTGACGAGGTCCTTGTCCTCCTCGCGGAACGGCGCCCGTCGGCGCTCCTCGCCTTCCCAGGGGCTCACGGGAAGCGCCTTGTTTTGAGCGGCCACAACAGCATTCGATTCTCGAAGTGATGGCCGATTTTCACTTTACTGCCCGTCCGGTCGTCGTCGATCAGGGCGTAGCCGAGCCAGAGGTGCAGGCGGCCCCAGAGCCGATACGTCACCATCCAGTAGTCCCTGCCGCCGATCACGGCGTCCACCCGCCGATAGTGGCCCTTTTCCGTGTGCCGTATGTCCATGACCACGCCGTTGGGGCCATAGGCTCGCAGCAGGTTGTTGATCGGGTTCCGAAGCTGCGTCCAGCGGAATCTCCGAAACCGCTTGACAGTGGCCCGGTAATGGGCGTCGCCATCAAGACCGTCGATTTTGTTGCCGTAGATCGAATCAAGCCAGCGCCACCGCTTCGCGCCTTGGGGCGTGGCCAGGCAGAGCACCGGCACGATGAGAAAACCCAATAAATACCAACCGAGGGCCTTGAGCACATTCATGAATAATTCGAACATTCTCATGGTGTCACCGGGTGCCGCTGGTCATACAAATCATGCGAATGCCCCAATCAATTCCGGCGGCGTGTATTGGCCGATCACCTGCCCCGTCTCATCCTGGACCGGCACCGGCGTGCGAGGGTACACGCGGTCGTAGATCGTGCGCTCCGCCTGCACCATCGCGGCTAGCAGGTCGCCGCCGGCGGACACTTGGGCGAGGACTTGCAACGACTTGAGACCCTGGATTACGGCCAGCTCCTCGTCCGTCACGCGCACCACGGCCAGTGTCTCGGTGCCGTTGCGGATGGTCGGCGTTTTGTCGATGGCGAAGCCCACAGGATTGCTCTGCTCGTCCTTGATTAGACGGTTAGGCACAACCTTGGCAACCTCGGCCATGAGTGCTTTGGTATCTTTGCAATATGTAATCAAATCCCAGTATGCCATGTTGTGTCTCCTTATGCTGCTGCTATTTCTGCCGAACTTAAAGCGCGGTCGTAGATGCGCAGGTTGCGCAAGTGACCGTAAAGCTGGTAGAGGCCGCCGGTAAATGATCCAATGTGCACCGTGGTAGGAATAGCAGGCGCATCCACCGAACCTGTCCCCTGCAATACACCATCCAACCACAAATCCAATACTCCGTTTGAAACGCGATGTGCAATTCGATGTACTGCATTTGCTGGGATGGCGGCTTGTGTCGATGGGTATGGAGTCGTGCCAAAATATGCTGTCCCTTTCCCCGATGAATTGTCGACCGTTAGGCAATTTTGCGAAGCGGCATCCTCACTATAAACATACATGCCGGTAGCCATGCCGATTGAACCAAACTTATCAAAGTCCATGATGACGGTTCGGCTGGTTACCCCAGCCCAGTTTCCGTTTGCAGCTATCGTCAAAACATCCGCCGCCCGCGTCACGGCAGCCGTGGTGGTGGGGATGTAGCTGGAGGCGAAGGGCAACGCCGCTACCTGTGCGCCCCAAAGGTAGATGCCGCTCGCGCCGTCGCCGGTGTATAGCGTTGTCGTCGCAGGATTTGTGAGTATGAAATCCAACACATGGCTCGTTGATGTTGCTGTGATTGTGAACGAACACCTGACCCAACCGTTACTTACAGGCACAACAGACCCAATTGATGCAGTCATCGCCACCAGGTCAAAATCCGCTGCGCCGGGACCGTTTGCGTTGACACGCATAGTTGTCCGCCCTGCAGGTTTAGCGAAAACGCTGATAGTGTAAACCTGCCCTACTGTCAATCCGCTGACGCTCTGTCTGATATAATGATATGCGTTAGTTGCACTCTCTACGAGTAAGTCTGCTGAGGTCGCTCCATCAGGCGCCGCCGTAGCGTTCGGCGTGATCGTCGCGGCAGACGCCGACCACGGCGTCACATCCAGGGCCTCGCTCTGCAATAGCAGATTGGTGCTCGCACCTTCCACTAACAGCCCGATGCCGCCGTCCGCCATGCGCTCAAAGCGTGGCGTATCAATCGCGGCTGTTTTGATCAAACCGTCGAGCGGATCGATATAAGTGGCGGTGGAAGCGCGGGTGAAGGTCTGCGTGCCGCTCAACGCCACTTCATCGTTCTGACGTTTGAATGGAATGTGGACTAGCGGGGACATGATGTTGCCGATCATGCCGGCTAGGCCCTTGGTCTTGTCGATGACAAACAAGTCCCGCGTGCCGTTGGTCAACGCGAAACGCGGCTGGCCCGCGCCGCCGTTGATCGCGGCAAGGTCGGCCTCGGCGCCCTGATCGATGGACACGGCCAGCGATTGCCCGGTGACGTTGCTCGGCCCGGTGACCGTGCCGCCCGGCAGCCGGAGCACGTCCGCCGCCACCTCACCATCGTTGATGGCCTGTTGCGTCCCAGTGCTTACCCGATCCGCATGGACGTGCTTGTGCGTGCCGTCGGAATTATGTTCCAGGCTGAAGGGTACAATGTTCGCCCCGCCGGGCGTGCTGTCCAGCATCAGGAGGGCTCGCTTGAGCACCTCGTGCGTCTCGATATCGCCCTTGGTCGGGTAGGGTAGGCCAGTGAGCGGCGTGAAGTCGCGCACCACCGTATAGCTCTGTGCGCTAGCCGTGCTGCCTGCGTAGTTGGCCGTGAGCGTGATCTGCGTGTCCGAGTCCACGCTGCCGATGACGTACCAAACACCGCTGCCCACGACCGTAAAAATGTCGCCGGCGGCCAGCTGGCCGGTCCAGTTTGTACCGTTGCCAATGACGACGGCGCTGCCGTTGGTTACGTCAACTGTTCCACTATTGTATTGACTCATTTCTCCTCCATTTTACCAAGTCAAAACATCCAACACAATTTTCATACTGGCACCCCCGGCCATTGGATATTGTTTGGATCGGCCTGCTTGGTGATATCACGCAGTGCCTGGCGGTAGGCGGCCCACGCCTGCTTCTGCGCCGCCGTCAGCGGGCTGTCGGGGAGCTGGGTCCAGTCGGACTGCGCCAATAGTCCGTTACGTTTTGCCCGCACCTGTGCCCACAATTCAGCGGTGGTCGGTGGTGGTGGCGGCGGCTTCTTGTTCAAGCGTTTGGTAGCGATATTGTAAATGTGCTTTGAAGCGTCAACCTGCTCCGCTATCTTGCCGGTGACGACAAACTCATTAACGCCCGCCTGTAGGTCAGCCATGGACTTAGGGCATACGCCATGGCGCAGGATATTTCCAAGGGTGTCGTGGACGAAGAAGGCTATCATTTCAAAATTTCCAATACATTGATTACTGGGTACGAAATAGTCACATCCGATGTGATGCTGAATATGTGATTGTTGCTATCGAATATGGATAACGTTGCCATAACTGTGACTGAATTTTCTACTGCGCCAAAAGATGCATCTTGGCGTGTTCTGTCTATTATAACCCCATCTTTCTTCAGATATAGCCAATGAGCAGTGCCAACTGATCCTGGGGTTGGAATAGTTGCTTTAGCTACAATCATAACGCTTGACCCACCCACTGAGCCATGAGTAGTGAACACTATTGATGTACCGTTGACTGATGCTCGATATGACACGGCATTCCCAGCGATTTTAAGAGATGTGATATTCGCATCTGCGATCTTGGCGCTTGTTATTGCAGCATTGGCAATCTTAGTATTTGTAATTGAGGCATCTGCGATTTTGGCATTTGTTATTGCAGCATTGGCAATCTTAGCGTTTGTTACTGCAGCATCTGCGATCTTGGCCGCGTCCACGGCCAGGTCCGCAATCTGTGCGTTGCCGATGGCTGCATTGGCGATCTTGGCGGTTGTAACAGCCAGGTCTGCAATGAGCGCAGATGTAATAGCCGCATTTTGGATATGTACCGTACCTACAGCGGCATTGGCAATCTTTGCCGCATCAATAGCTGCGTTTTGAATGGCCGCGTTGCCGATGGCTGCATTGGCGATCTTCGTGCTGGTCACAGCTGAATCAGCAATCTTGGCCGCATCCACGGCCAGACTTGCAAGCTTTGTATTATCCACAGCACCGTCTACAAGTTTCTGTGTGCTAATGACTGCATCCCGAATATCCTGCCCGTCCACCAATAACGTTGTGATAGATATTTCACTGGATTGATTCAGCCCAGTTTTACCAAACGCATCATATGGCTCAATGCGCACGTAATAGGTGGTGCCCGCCGTAAGCCCCCCGATCGAATGTTCGTTGTCCGGGCCGTCGTACACCAGGTTACCGCTGCCGGGCGTGAAGCCGCTGGTGGTGGACAGGTAGATACGCACACCGGCGTAGTCCAGGTCCGCCGGGCGGTCGAACTTGACCCAGATGTGCCGGAAGCTCGCCGCAAGCTGAAGGTTCGTCGGCAACGCCGGGGCGGGGTTTGACACCGTGATCCGCGCCGGGGCTGAGAGCTGGTTTTGCTTGCCCCGGATGCGCACCTCGATCGTGAACGTGCGGTGCGGACCGCCGGTGTCCAGAGCGTTTTTCTCGTAGCTATAAACGTAGGTGTTGGCATGGGTGATCTCGCGCCGAAGCTCCGTGCAGCCGTCTAGAATGCGCACTTCATACCCGTCGAACCAATCATCGAACGACCCGGAACCGGCGCCGAACAGCTCGCTGCCGATCTCCTGGAAGTCGTAGGCGGTCACGTGCCGCCAGGCGAATTTGGCGTCCTTGCCGGTGAAGGTGGTGGCGTTGCCCGCGCCCTCAAGCTCCAGGCCATGCACCGTGACCGGAATTGCAGGATTCACCGTGCCGGTAGGCAGGGCCGGACCAACGGTGGTGGGCACAAACGGTGTTGAGTCCGACCCACTCCATGAATAGATGGTCGAGTCGTCCTCGCGTAGCTGCAAATCAACTGAGAAGTCCGGGTTGAGTTTCCAACCGATGACGCGGAACGTCTTGTTCGTCCAGCTCATCTCGGACAACGTGACCTGCACAGTGTCCATCGTGGCCACCTGCAATGGCGTCAGCTTGGCCGGGAATACGAGCGTGCCGCCCTTGCGTGCCCGCTCCAGGTGCATCTTGGCAATGCGTTGGCAGCGCTCGTGATCCGTACAGAACGGCAGGTCAAGTTGTTGCTTGATGACGATGCCATTGTCCTGCGTCACATAGGCGCTATTCCCCACCTGCGGATAACTGACCGTCTGCCAGCCAGTCTCAGGTCCGGCATACATCCCATGCACGGTGTTGAAGACATCTTTCAGCGCCGTGTGCGGCGTGTAGGTGTACTTGTCACGCAGGTCGTCCTCGGTGAGCGTCACCGTGGGTGTCGAGTATGCTCCGGGGAACAACCTCGCCTTGCCCTCAATCAAAGGGACTAATGCCCCACCGCCTGCTGATAGTAATGCCTCAATGTTTGTACGCGGGTTTTGGTCAAGTGTAATAACGCCGTTGGCCGTGTACCGCGTTTGCGTGCCGGTGGACGTCGGCACAGTCTCATCAGACATGTTCGCAGCCGCCGCAAAGAACGTGTCGTCGATCTCCGAGGAGGTCATCCCCAGGCCAAAGTCTGCGGTCAAATAGTCCCGCACGCATAGCGCCCAATTATCGCTCCATGCTTTCGTACTTGTACGCGGGTCGTATACCTTGCGGCCCTTCACGTCGGCCTGGATATTTTGCAGACCGGACGGGAACAAATTCTTGTTGTACTTCAGCCGCAGGTAGATATAGCAGATACCCTTGCCCTGGTGCGCCGTCGTCCACTCGGAGATTTCAGCCACCAAGTCTGAGTCAGCGGCTTGCGTGCTGCTTCCCAGGTGGATGTTGACGCGCACATAGGGCGTTTCGATTTTGCTTGCGGTATTGGTCAGCACCTCGCCGAACTTGCCATCCAATACCGATTCACCATTAAGGAGCACATCCGTAACCGCTTCGCACTCATGCCCGGCAAGCGGCACGATCACATGCAGGAACTCATTGTTCTCGCCCGTAGCTCCGACCGGATACAATGGGCCGGCCACGCGCGCCTGGCCATAGACGATATTGTGCGGGGCTGCGGAAGCCCTGAACGTATGCCGCAGATCCTGTGAAACCGCCGTGAATGACGGAGGCTTCGGCTTGCCAAACAGCTTGCCGATGAGGAAGTTCCCCCCGATGGCGATTGCCGTATTGAGCAGCAATGCGCCGATGGTGGTCGTGCCGATTTGTATGGCGCCGATGGCTGCGGCTGCGGCAATAACTGGCGGCATCAGTCCACCGCCCAGGCCGCAGCGATCTCGGACAATGGCAGGAAGGTGAGGCCCTGCGGAGCCTTGAACGCAGCGCGAACATCCACGCAGATACCAAGCGCCTGCTGACCGTCTACGATGGCCATCACCACATCCCCGCGCATGGGAAAGGGGCGGCGAGGAAGCAGGGCGTCCATCGTCGCATCAAGCGTGCCCTTGCCATACCGCTTCAGCGCCCGAACAGCGCCCCTAGCCGTGGAGTAGCGGCCCCGGAACGCTGCTGCATAGTCCATGCCGATCAGGGCCTTCACCACGTCCGCCGCCCACAGGCAGCAGTCGCACGCCCCCCACACGAAAGGCTTGTCACGCGCCGCCTCGATCTCAGCGTGCAGCACCTCGGGCCAGTCCTCGCGCCTCATGTCCTGCCCCACAATATCTCCTTGTCCTGATTCACCGGCATGAACTCGAAGAACTTATCACCGGGGAATCTGCTCTGTTGGTCTTGGTCGGTATAAAGACGCAGCCGTGGCCTATCCCAGTCAGCTAAGGGCGATTCAGCGGTGAGCGTGATGGTGGCCGTCTCCCCACGTTCCACGACCATCAAGTCCATGCGCCATGTTCCGATAGGATAGGGGTCGGCTATTAACTGGTGGTCAGAATCGAACAGGCATAGCCAAAGCTTCGCCGCCCGGTTACGGTAGTTATCGTTCAGAGCCACGGAAAGCAATGTCGGATCAATGCCGGAAAGTTGCAGGCTCACGCCTTTGGCAGCAAGCGTCGCCTCTTCCTCTACGACTGATACGGAACCAAGATTGCCGACGCCAGCATAAGTGTTGCCGCCAATGGTGATTGTGTAGGGGCTGGTGTTGCACCGCACAAAACCGCTGGAGAAGTCCAACTCTGCCGCCACCCCATAGACGAAGTTCTCCGCCTGCGAGGCATTCTTCATCGCCGTAGTCAGCGTGCGACTCATGCGAAAGCCTCCACGGCATTGATGGTCAGGCCGTAAATCATGGCCGGGCGCACAGACCAGGTTTGCTTGTCGTCTACCAGCATGAACGTGGCAGTCGGCTTGCTCACGGTGATGGTTGCGTTATCTGCCGGCGAGGTGCGAATAGGCGGCTCGATTAGCAACGTGGCATTGCCCGACGCATCCGAGTCCGCATCAGCTCGCAGCATGTGAAGCTCGCTTCCGAATCCAATCCAATCACCAGCCTTGAGGATGCCGGTGGTGCTCACTGTCCAGCCGTCCGTATTCAGACTGCCGCCCGTCTGCCCCGATCCGTTTACCAGCGGCGTACCCGTTGCCACACCACGCGGACTCGGCAAGGCGTGATCGTGCAAGGTAAAGCGGTTGGCCCGCCCACGAAGCGACACGAGGAACGCAATCAACGTGCGGGCGTTATCCTCGCTGAGCGTGTTGAATCGCAGCGACACATGCCAACGAGCACCGGGCCGCTCAGCCGTCTGTACCGTGCCGTTGGCCGTCGAAACAAAAGCCTGCGTGTTGCTGATCAGCGCCCACTCGATGGATGCAGGGTTGACGCTCGGAAAGGCGAAGGTGCTCATGCAAGTGCCGCCCGGATCGGCCCGCCGCGCCGGATGTCATCATGCACCATCGCATAGCCTTGATGCGCACCACGCTTGGCGGCCTCGGCCGTCAGCGCCGCGAGCTGGGCATCCCCGTTGCCGGTGATGGTAATGTGCTGGGTGAAATTGATCGTCGTACCACCGCCAGCCAGGGCATGGGCGGGCACGATGGTGCCGGGACGGTCCGGCACGAACAGTTCCGGGCCGCGCTCGCCGACGATCGAGGGCCGGCCCACCGGTGGCCGCCCGCCCTCGGCGAAGCCGAACAACTTGCCAAAGGAGAAGCCAGAAAAGATACTGGAGAAGGCCCCGGCCAGCGGCTCGGTGATCTGTTTGCGCACGAAGATCCGCAGGATGTCCTGCCCCAGGCTGCGCAGCACGTCGGAGAACTTCCTGCCGCCAATGATAGCATCCTCGAAGGCGCTGGAGAAGGTAATGCCGAGCTGTCGCGCCGCGTCCGAGGCCTGCTTCGTCGCCTTCGGCGTGTCGCCGATCGTCTTCAAGAGCTTCTCGTAGCGCGCCTGCGTGCGCTCGATCGCCGTGTTGTACTCCTCCATGCCGCCGAAGGCCTCCGGCCCCAGGTCGGCGATCTTCTGCAACGCCGCGATCTCTTGCTCCTCGGGCGTGCGCAACGCCTCAAGGATGGCCTGCGCCCGCTTGCGCGAGGACGCGAGCTTGTCCACGGCCGACTTGGCGCGGACCACCGCACCCGTGTGCCGCTGCAATGCCTGCGTGCGCGCCGGCAGGGCCGCGGATTTGCCGAGCGCCCCGGCCTTGGGCACGGTCACGTCGCCAAGCAGCTTGTTCAGGTCCTCGGCACCGGTAGCGATGATGCCTTTCTTGAGCTGCGCGATCTCGCCACGGAAGGCGCGGATGTCCGCCGCCGCCTGGCGGTAGGGCGCGCCGAGCCGACCTGGCAGCAGGCCGAGAACCTCCTCCATCTTCTGCGCCCCAAGCACGATGTCGTCGAACGCCGTCAGCGTGGACAGGGCCAGGCCGTCGATGAACACACGGATGGCGTCGATGCCATGGGCCACCGGCCGTATCAGGCCGATCAGATTGGCGAAGCCGGAGATAAGCGTGGAGGTGAGCGTGTCCGCCGCCCGCTGCGTGGCCGGATCCTGCAAAAGTCGGGTCAGGCCCTCGATTCGTCGCTGCGCCTCAGGTAGGCCGGATTTCGCCTCCAGCAGATCGCCGAATGCGTTTTTGAGCCCAGTCAGTGCGCCGCCGAAGGTGTCGCGGGCGGCGTGGGCGGCGCCGCCGTAGGATTTCTCAAGCTGTTCGATCAGAAATTGCTGCGCGCCGAGCAGGTTACCGGACTCGACCATGGCCTTGATCATGTCCTTCTGGCTCTTGGTCAACGCTACGCCGGCCTGGGACAGGCGGCCGAGGCCGGCGAGTGGGTCGTTGATCGCCAGGCCCAGCGTGCGCGCCGCCTGCGTCGCGTCGCGGCCGGTGGCGGCGGCGAAGTCGAGCACGGCCTTCAGCGAATCCTGGAAGGTCTCACGGGTGATGTTGCGGAAGGACAAAAGCTGGCGCGAAACGCGCAGGACGAACTCGTCGCCGAAGGTGGTCGTGCGCTGGAAGGCTTGCGCCATTTTCTCGATCTCGGGCGCGGTGAGACCGGCGGCGCCGCCGGTGGCCTTGATGGCCGCCTCCACCTGGCGCATGGCCTGTTCCTGCTCGACCGTCTTCTGGATGATCTCCCCGAAACCCAAGCCCAAACCGAGGCCGGCCAATGCGCCCTTGAGCGAGAAGACGGAGCGACGCAGGGCAATCATGTTGCCGCGGGCGGCGCGGAACGCCGCAGCCGTGCGGTCGTGCGCCTCAATGAGAATTCGCGTTCGCTCGGTCATGCTCTAGCTGCCTCCTGCGCAGGCGGAAAAACGCCCGCCAGTAGTCAAATTCGGATGCCGGCATGCCGGCCAGCTCGCCCATCGTCTTGTGCAGCGCGGCGGCCAGGGCGAATGCGTCGAGCAGGACGGCATCCGTCAGGAGTTTTTTTCGGCCGCCTCCACCGCCGCCGCATCGGTACCGGCCAGCCGCAGCACGATCTCCTCCAGCACGTTCGGATCCGCCTCGGTGGCCAGCGCCTGCCGGTCCTCGGCCGTGAACAGCGGCTTGCCGTCCTTGTCCATGGCCAGTTTGATGATGGCGTAGGCGATCTCGTTGGCGCGATCGAAGCCGCGCTCGCGGCAGATCGCGTAGCGGCGCAGGCGCTCGGCGAGGTTCTCCCGCTTGGGGTAAACCGTGATTCCCCATTCGGGCACCTCGAAGGGCGCCGGCGCCGACCGCGCGAAGTGATCGCGCACCTTGTCGATGGCGCTCATCAGGCCGTGCCGTGGGTCAGCGCGCCGGTACCCTGCACGGAGATCGTGCGCTCAACGATGCCGTCGTGGGCGACGGCAATGCCGACCTCGGTGACGATGGCCGATCCGTTCAGATCCGCCGAGCCCACGGCCGAGCCCTCGGGCATCAGGTGCACGGTGACGGACGCGCCGACGGTCAGCGCCTCCTGGCCCGTCGTGTCCGTGTCGTCCCAATAGCAATCCAGCTTGGCCGTCCAGCTCGTCTCGCCGGCCTTGAAGGTGGCCGCCGGTGCGGCGTTGTTCATCGTCGGCGCGTTCGTGCGGTATGTCGCGGCCTGCTCGTTGACATCGAAGCCCTTGACCTCCGCGACGACATTCGTGCCGATTTTCACGACACCGTCTGATCCATGAAATTGTGCCATGGCTTACTCTCCTTTCCTCGCCTTCTTCGGCGGTGTCTTGGTCCATCCGTTCTGCAGATATCGCTCGGCCTTGTCGGCGCGGGCCACGACAGGCTCGCCGCCGCCCGGCGGATACAGGGTCACATACCCGGTTTTTTCATCGCTCATACGATCACCTCCGGTGCGTTTTCCTTCGTCTGGTATTCGATCTCGAAATCCATGTGCGCAATGCCGATCGGCTGATCGCCCTCGCCGACCATCTCGATGGACGTATTCGCCAGGCGCAGATCCTTGGCGCCGGCCGGCTTCTGGTCGCCGAGCGCCGTCTCCACCTCGGCGCAGATCGCATCCAGCGTGTCGTCCAGGGCGGCCGTGGCCTTGGCGTGGGCGTCCACGCGCAGGGTGAGAATCCGGCCGAGGGTGCGCGGGCGGGAGATGCCGGAGACCTCGGCCGACTCCTCGAGCGTGTACACGGAGAGGCCCGGCAGGTCCGCCGCCGCCAGCGGATAGACGCGGCTTGCGAACACGCGCGAGCCGGTCGTGGCCAGCCCCGTCACCAGCGTCACCACGGCGTCGCGGATCTGCTTGCGCCCGTGCGCCATCACGGAGCCTCCAGGATCAGCGTCGTCATGCCGGTGCCGTCCGGCTCGATGCCGCGCACGGTGTAGGCGGTGCCGCCGATGGTGATCGTGTCGCCATGGGCGATGCCGGAAACGTCCGAATCGCGGACGAGCAGCGTCGGATGCAGGCTCTCGACACCTCCGACCTCGACATAGGCGTGCTCGAAAACCGCATAAATCGACGCTGCTCCGTACGTGACCTGCTCGCCGAGCGCCTGCAACATGGCCAGGCGGTCGGCATCGCTTTCAATGGCCATCGCTCATTCATCCTTCATCGTCCGCTTCTTTCGGCTTCTTTTCCTGCTTCTTTTCCTTCTCGGGCTTCTCGGGCGCCTCTTCGGCGAAGGCGTGGGCCACGAGCATCCGCGCCGTCGATTCGCGCACGCCGATCGTCTCGCCTTCCTCGCGGTGTGCGCCCTCCACCATGCAGGTACGGAGCATGCGCACGCGCACGGTGCGCTCGCGCACGGACTTGGCCCGCTTCTCCTTTCCGGCCGCCTCGGCGGATCCGGTCCGGATCAGGTAGCGCGCGTCCTCGTCCGCCGCATCCACCACACTCCCGGCCTCGCAATGCTCGCCGCGAATGCGGCAATCCCTTAACAACTTGATCTTCATCTCGCTCTCCTTTTGCGTTTCATGCGACCGGGGAGGGACGCCGGAGCGTCCCTCCCGAGGTCATCAGGCCACGATGTCGGTGATGGCTGCGAACGACTGCGCATGGCGCACGCCGAGGTCGACGAATTGCAGCACCGAAATCTTGATATTTCCGATGCCGGCCGTGTACGGATCGACCTGGACGTTCAGCGCGCCCCACTCGCCGATGATCAGCTCCTCCCAGACGCCGAACAGGGCGGCCGACAGGTTCGTGCCGGTGCCCTTGGTGAGGTTCTTCGGCACTTGGTTCGAGCGGGCGAGGTTGTAGCCGTTGACGCTGCCGACGGCGCTCGGCAGATCTCGGATCGGCTCCTTGAACAGATATTCGCCGGTCGTCGTCTTGAGCTTCTTCAACGCGCCGACCACCTTGGCATTGGTCAAGTAGTTCATGGTGCCGATGTCGGCGTTGGCGTCGGCGACGGCCGTCTCCAGATCGACGAAGGGATCGACATCGGAGAGCGCAGCGCCGTTCGTGCCCATGGCCACGGAGCCGATGCCGGTCGTGTTCAGGATGCCCGTCGGCTGGTTGCCGGTGCCGCTGCCGTTGATGGCGGCGAGATCGATCGCCAATGCGATCACCTTGGCCAGATCGGAACGGATGAAAGCCTCCATGTCCAGGCTCGACTGCATGATGTTCTGCAGGGTCGTCTGGGTCAGGGCCGCCACGCCCTTCGGCGACAGGGACAAATTGTCGAAGGTCTGATCGGCCTCGGTCGGCTGGCCGCCTTCGGCAACCCAGTAGGCCGTGCCTCCGCCGGTTTGCCGCGGGATGCTGATGTTGCCGTCCAGGCCGCCGAGCACGGTGGCCCCGAGAGAACGGACAACCATGCGGTTGCGCAGCAGGTCGATGAACGACTGCGCCAGCACGTCGGTCTGGATCGTGGATGCGGCCACCGTGGTGGTCACGGCACGGGAAAGCACGTCCGTCGGAATCAGGGCCCCGTCGATCTTCTGGCCCTTGAAACGCTTGGCCGTCTCGGCGCACACCTCCAGCTCGAAAGCGGCGTCATCACGGAACGCGGCGTTCGACGGATGCACGAGGGCGCGCAACAGGCGATTGAAGCGGAAGCCGGCGGCCTCCTGTTCCGTGAGGCCGATCGGCCGGCGCGCCTCGGCGGCGGCCTCGTGCGCGGCCTCGAGCAGGCGCAGACGGAACTCGTCCACGCCCTCGCCAGCGGCGATGGCCTCGCGGGCCAGGGCGTCGGCCTTGTCCGGCAGGAATCGCACCGCCAGCTTGGCGGCGGCCTCGATCTCCCGCACTCGGTCGCGCTCGGCGGCGAGGGCTTCTTCCCGCGCCTTCTTGCGCTCGGCGGCGAGATCGATCGGCGCCGCCTGGTTTTCCTTCTTCTTGGTGTCAGGCATGACAACCTCCTTTTTTGCTGATTGAACGGCGGCGGCGCCACCGTCCCTTTCCGCTTGCGCGGAATCCGGTTTGTCGCGGCCGACGCCGACCGTGGCATCGGCCGGCACGGCGACGATCGAGACCTCGAACGGTTCCCAATCTACGATGCGATAGACATCCGCCTCGTCGCTGGACTCCTCGAGCACGGCGCGGTGGATCTGATAGCCGACGGACACGTGCCGGCGGATGCCGTCCACGATGTCCTGGAACACCTCCTGCGCCTGCTGCGAGCGGCCGAAGCGGACCTTCGCGCGCGCCACGCGGTCCTTGCCGATGCGCACCTCCTCGACGACGCCGACATGGGCGCGGGAATCGTGGCCGACCAGGACCGCGGCGCCATCACGCATGCGATCCAGGCGCATGGCCTGGCGCGTCACGTCCAGGATCTCCTGGCCGAACCAGCGCTCGACCGGCGTTTCCGAAGCGAACGCCAGATCGACGGTACGCGCCTCCTCGTCAATGGCGCGGCGGTCGATCGTGATCTCCCGCGCCAGGGTTTCGGCGCGCATGCGCCGCAACATCTCCTTGCTGATCTCAGGCATTGGCTTGCCCTCCTTGTCCCTGCGCCGGCGCGGCCGGCGTGATGCCGAGCGCGGCCAGGCGTTCGTTCTCGCGCTTGATTTCGTCCCACACGTCGTCCGGATCGCGGCCCATGTCGCGGATGATTTCGGACCGGGACTTGATGCCGAGCGCCACGGCGCTCTCGTTCGCGGTCATGTCCTTCTGCGGGTCGACCCAGGCCCAGCGCCGGCCCTGGAAGGCGGCACGGCGGAACTTGTCGTAGCGATCCGCCGGCAGGGCCTTCATGACCCCGCCCTTGCCGGGCACGCGGATCGTCCCCAAGGCGAGCTGCTGCTGCAGCCAGGTCTCGAACACCGGACGCACGAAGGAGCCGATGAACCACTGCTGCAGGGTGATCCACACATCGCGGTCGGAAAGCTCGCCCTGGCGGATCGAGGAGAAGTTCACGCCCTCCAGATCCGAGGCCAGCGAGTGGTAGGACACGCCGAGGCCGGCGGCGATGCCGCGCAGGGTGGACTTGACGAAGGCGCCGAATTGCTCATGCGGGTAGTCGGGATTGAACGGGGTGAAATCGTAGCCCTCGGGCAGCACGTCGAAGGTGCCCGGCTCGGCCTCCTGGATCAGTTCGCCGGTGGTGTCGTCCTCGTCGTCGGCGAGCGGCTGCGCGCCCTCGCCCTCGGCCGTCTTGAAAAATCCCATCTTCGAGGCGCCGACTCTTGCGGCGACGACGGCTGCCTCCTCGTAGCCGTGCAGGTTTTTCATCCGCGGCAGGGCGGTGGTCATCCACGGCACACCGCGCACCTGGTCGATATCGTCCTGGATATAGAGGTGCAGGATCTCGTCGGCCGGCACGCGGATGTGCTTGCCGGTGTAGTAGCTGGCCTGGAAGAGGTCGCTCGGGGCCTCGCGCAGGTGGTAGGCGACCGGGCGCTCGTCGGCGTCCAGTTCCACGCCCATGCGGATGCGGCGGCCGCCGGGCAGGGTAGCGTTCAGTCGGATGTCCAGAAGCTCGGGATCGATGAGCCGGAGCTGGAAACCGAAGGGGCCGGAGGTCATGCGCCGCACCAGGCACTCGCCGTCCTTGGCCACGGTGGCGATGATCAGCCGCTGCATCTCCGGCCAATCCAGGCGGCCGGAGACATCGCAGAAACGCGACCAGTCGGTCCACGCCTGTTCGATGGCGTTGCGGGCGAGCGTGTCCGGCGTGCCATCCGGATCGGTGACCCGGCTTTGCATGCGAATGCCGTGCGGGCCGATCACGTTCGTGCGCAACAGGCGCAGGAACTGGCGCGCGTGATCGTCGTTGCGGGCGCGTTCGCGCGAACGCGCCCTAAGCGCCTGCAGGCCCTGCCAGATGTGCCAGTTCGGCGGGGTCGGCACCATCGTCCAACCGCTGTTGATGCGGCCGGCGGCGGCGGCGGCGTAGTTTCGGCGCCGGCGGACGGGTCGGCTCCGCGCCTGCTCATAGCGGCGCTTGGCCAGCCAACGGTTCAGAATGCGCGAGCCGTACTCCCGCTCCGGATTCTCGCGCCCGATGGCGAGGTCCTCGGTCAGCCGCACCGGCGCCGGGGCGCTCATGCGCTCACCCTCACGTGCAACTTACGCCGCGGCGGCTTGCCGGAAAGGATGCGCTCGGCGGCCAGCTCCTGGCGGTAGAGCTTGGAGTAGTAGGAATGGAGCTTGATCAACTCGGCCTTCGGAAACTGGCTCAATCGCCGGCTGCCGCCGCCGGGCGTCGAGATTTCCACCTGCGCCAGCTTCAGGTTGTTGGAATCCAGCATGTAGGCCTCGATGGCATCGAGCGTTTTCTTGACATTGCTGCGGGCGTCCGTCGCGGACGTGAGATTGGGGCGGATCCTTACCCGCCCGGAATAGACCGTATGCCGCTCGGAGCCCTTGACGGCGGCGAGAACAAGGTTGTATTCGCCGGCGGCCATGGATCCGGTGGTCGTCGAGTCGATCGTGATGCGATGGCGGCCGTCGCCGTAGTCGGTGGAAGTCTGGGTGTAGCTGTTCGATGCGTTGGTGATGTAGAGCTTCAGCGACCAGCCGTCGGCCGGGCGGTAGTCCGCCCCGGCGTCATAGAGGAAATCGACGGTGTCGCCCGCGAAGAACGATTCCGGCGGCAAAACAGGGAGTCCCATGCCGCCGATCGTGCGGCCATCCGGGCGGAAATGTTAAGGCAAGGAATTTCCGCCTGCGGACCAACAAAAAAAGCCGGCCCGAAGGCCGGCTCGTTTCAGCCATGGACGATCTGCCGGATGCGGCGATGCGTGAGCCGGTATTTGTTCGCAAGCTCGGTGATGCCGGCCCCGGAGCGGTAGTCGCGGCGGATCGCCTCGTTGCGCGCCTTCACGTTTTGCCGCCGCGCGATGTAAACACGCTCGCCACCCCAGTATCGCCGGGCCTCGCGCTCGACCGCAGCCAACATCGAATCGATGCCGTCGATGCCCAGCGCCCGCTGCACACGCATCAGGATGTCCAGGATGGGATCGTCGTCGGCCATGGCCGGGTTACAGATCAACTTTCAATTTGGAGGCCACGATCTTGCGCATGTCCTGCAGGTGCTTTTCCACGGCGCGCATGGCGCCGGCGGAGCCTGCGCCCTCCGTCGGGCGGATGCCGCATTGCCACAGTGAGTCCATCAGTTCCTGCGCCTGCTCGCACTTCAATCGCACGAACGGCTCGAACAACTGGCCTTCCTGGATCTCCTGCATCGTCAGCGGCAGTGCCACGCTGGTCTTCGTCGGCGTCGCCGCATAGCACCTGAGCGAAACCGATCGCATCCAGGGATCGTCGAGCCCAGCATAGATTCGAAAGACATCCGGATGCAGGTCGGTCAATTCCTTGATTTCATTCATCTCATTCCCCCTTCCATCGCGTGACGAATCCGCCGCGCTTTTTCGCTCGCCGCCGGCGCGGCCGCACCTTCGGCTCGGGTTCCTTTTCGGTCTTCTCCGTTTTCTCGGCCTCCACCGCCGGCGCCTGGTCCTCCGGCTCCAGCACGCGGGCGAGGGCATCCCAGTCCCGCCGGCGCTTGCGGTGCACGCGCACCTCCGGGTGCTGGCTGGCGGCAACGGCGTAGACCGCCGTGTCCAGCGCCTCGTTGCGCCGGCCGCGGCGCTTCACCCAGCGGTTTTTCTCGGGGTCGAACACCTCGGCCAGCAACTGCTGGTAGTAGTCCTCGTCCAGGTCGGCGGGGAAGCGCAGCCGGCGCTCGGCCGGCTCCACGCCGGCATCCGCCGAGAGACGGTTGTGTACCCAGTGCTTGCCGGTATCGGCGCCCACCATCCACAGGTGCACGCCGCGCTTGATCGTGCGCCCGCGCATCGTCACGTCCTGCGGCCGCGGCCGCGGCGCCAGGATCGGCCGGCCGGCCGTGCTCGCGCCCTTGACGGCCATCAGCCGCGGCAGGCAACGGGAGCGCACGAAGGCATAGACCTCGTGCGTGAAGTGGCCGCCGGAGTCGATGGCGATGGCGGAGATGCGCATGTCGCGCCCCCAGGCGTTGCGATATGGGCGCGTGAGATAATCGTACAGCGGCGACACCATCGCCTCCGCCTCGGCCCGGGCCCGCTCCGGAGCATCGGCGCGGCGCGCCTCGATCATGGCCCGGGCCTTGCGCTCGCAGGCTCGCAGCATGCGCGCCGGGTCGCCCGGAAGTTCCAGCCAGTCGATCACCCAACATCGTTCCTCGCGGCCCCAGCCGAGCACCTGGATGGCCAGACGGTCGTCCTGCGTGTCGATGCCGGCCGTGAGCACCAGGCAGCCGGGCGGGATCTCGCCGCATTTGTATTCCTCGGCGCGCTGGCGGATCACCTGCGGCTTCAGGTCGCGCGAGCGGTCCTCCCAGCATTCGGCCAGGCGCGTGTTGATGAAGCGCTTGAGCTTGGCCGGATCGGACTGCGAATCGAGCCATTCCTGCGCCAGTTCCATCCAGGTGAGCCCGAGTCCGACCGGATAGTAGAGGGCGTTGATGTGGTAGGAGCGCCATCCGCGCACGCGCGGCTTCGCGGTCGGCCGCCAGCGGCCGGCGGCGAGCATGGCCGGCTTGTGGCTCTCGTTGATCTCCGCGCCGCAATGCTCGCAAACATACCAGGCGGCGGTGACGACGCCGTCAGGCGAGCGCGTCCATTGCAGCTGCTTCCATTTCAGCACAATCCATGCGCCGCAATGCGGGCAGGGGACGAAATACTTGCGGCGGTCGCCGTGATCATGGTCCTCCTCGATGCGCGAGGCGTCCTTGATGGTGGGCGTGGAGATCTCCAGCGTCTTCCGCCGCGGGAAGGTGGTCTGGCGCACGTCGATGAGGCCGGCCGGGTCGCCCTCGCCGCCGACGTCCCAGGGGAACGCGTCCGCCTCGTCCAGAATCACGTACCGGATCGACATCTGGCGGAGGCTCGCGGCGGAATTCGCGCCGCCAAGGATGAGCACGCCGCCGGGGAAGAGCTTGAGGTCCTGCGTGTTGCTGCCGTCGCGCGTCTTGCGCTCGCCGAGCAGCTCGCGCAGCGCCGGCGTTTCCTCGATCATCGGCTTGAGGCGCGTCTTCTCGATCTTGTCGCGCAGATCCAGCGTCGGCTCGATGAACAGCGTCGGCGCCGGGGCGTGGTCCATGATGTATCCGAGCCAGTTCAGCGCCACTTCGGTGACGCCGATCTGCGAGCATTTCATCACCACCACGCGGCGAACCGGCGAGTGCAGGGATAGCGCGTCCATGATCTCGCGCAGGAACGGGGCGCGGCTCGTGCGCCAGCGACCGGCCTCGCCGGAGGCGACGGCGGAAAGCACGCGGTGCTCGTCCGCCCACTCGGATACCGTGCGCCGGGCCCGCGGCCGGCACGCGGCCGCCATGGCACGGAAGATGACGACGGCTGCGGTCGGGCGGGCGAGGGTTTCGGTCATTGCCTGGCCGTCGGCATGGGCATGACATTCGGCTGCTGGATATCCACGACATCGCAAAGCCAGTCCATGATCTCCTCGGCGCGCGCCTTGAGATCCGCGATGGATGCTCCACCCTGCCCGGCGGACGCCACCGCCAACTGCATGCATGCATGCCTGTTCTGGATGTTGTTGCGAAAAACACTCTTGATGTCAGCCATTGTTTTCTCCTTAACTTTCGTCTGCTTTGTGATATACACGCTGGCCGTTTATCCATTCAGCCGTATTCCTGAATATCTGTGTCAGTTCGTCAGAAAAACCGAACCTGTCCCTGTTGATTTCAATGCTTCTCATCAGATTCCCGTCATCGTGTCGGAGACCGGCCGCCTTCCAGTCGCAAAGCATTTCTATCAGGTCAATGAGGTTCATTCCTCGTATGCTGTTCTCATGATATTCCGGGTGATGCCTGTTGTGCGCATTATGATGCTCAACCATTGGACGCATCTTTCTCATGCATTCACGATATTCCTCAGAACCATATGTAATCCCTCTCAACTTGGAGGTATAAACCTCAAGAATCTCCACTTCGGGAGATTGTAATTTCGATTGGTCATGCATTTCTTGCCGATAAAGTAATTCACGGATCACTGCATTGAGATAGTTCCGTAGGGTCTCGATATGTCGCATGGTCTTAAATTTCGCGTCACTCATTATTTTCTCCTTATTTGTTTTCCTTCGATTTTCCGGACAGGGCGCGGCTGGTCTCGGCCAGGGCGTGCTCGATATGCTCGGCCAGCAGAGCGTGGATCTCCTCGCGATCGCGCATCGTCGAGAGCTGCGGCGCCAGTTGGTCCGGGATGGATTCCATGACCGCGCGCAGCGTGGCGCCGGCATCCAGCGCCGCGCGCCGCACGTCCTCGGCGTCGAGCAGCTTGCCGATGAGCTGCTCGTATTCGACCTTGGCCTTGAGCGCGTTGTAGCGTTCGCGCACGGCCCGGGCCTTGGCGAAGGTCTGGCCGACCGTTTCGGCCGGATCGATCGCCGGCGGCGTAGGCGGCGAGGGCGGCTGTTCCTGCCGCGGCATCCCCGTCTCGGCGATGCGGGCCAGGCTCGCCCGCACGTCCACCAGCTCGCTGCGGCCGCGGCGCACCATCACCAGCCGCCCGGCCTGCTTGAGCTTGGTCACATACGACTTCGCCCANCCCTGCCGCCGGGCAAACTCCGCCTGGGAGACTGCATCGGCCATCAGGCCAATGCCTCCTGTTCAATGCCGATGGATGAAAACAATGTAGGCACTTCGATCTTGCGTTCGGCCATTTCCAGATATTTCACGCCATCGCGCCAGTAATCCGCATTCAACTCGACGCCCATACCGTGGCGGCTCTTTAAGATTGCGCGATATGGCACTGTCATCAGCCCGCCGAATGGATCAAACACAGTCTCGCCTGGATTGGAGTATCGCTCGATGAGCCTGTCCACGATGTCGAATTGCAAAGGGCAGATGTGGTTGTTGAGGCCGCGCCTTGTTTGCTCGCCGTTCAGCGTCCGCATGCGGTTTACATCCGTCCAAACATTCGGGTGATGCGAAGCCGGGGCAAGGGTCATGAATGTGCTGGATAGTTTTCCTTTTGCGTCCAATCGCTCGCCGATCTTCACATGGTGCTCGTAGTCGTAGATATGTTTCAGGCTCTCCTTTGCGAACAGCTTGCAAAGCACATCCGGCTTTAATTCGGCCATTTCTTCCGCGGTCATCATCCTGTCGCCGGATGACCGCCAGAACGCATGCGCATCTACCTGCCATCTTGCGCGGCTGTAATCCTCTTTGCTCTTTGTCACAGGATGATCGGCATAGGCTCGGCTTGTATCCGTCGGCAGTTTTCGGAACAGCAAGACATATTCCGGTGAGCCGACCCCCATCTTCGTGCCGTCCTTGCACTGCTCGGTCCAACCCAGCCGGTAGGTTTGATTGTTCTCCCGGACGACATCCGTCACGACGGTGATCATGCCCATGTATACAAAACCATGGCGCATGTAGTGAAAGATCGCCTCGGCATGGAACGGCGAAGATGTCGGCATTCCATAGCCGGTGACATTGCCGAAGTTAATCCGGTCCTTCACGTGGCATGCATAGACCCGTCCAGGCTTGAGAATCCTCAGCAGTTCCGGGGACAGGTAATCCATCTGGCTCCAGAAGTGGTCATTGTTTTCGGTAAATCCGAAATCGTTATAGCTTGGTGTATACTCGTAATGATTGGCGAACGGGATGGATGTGATGATCAGGTCAACCGAATTCTCATCCATGCGCCGACACTCATCCACACAATCGTTGTTGACCGCCCGATAGTGGCCTCCGACCGCCTCCACGCGCTCGACACCTAACGAACGCTCCAATTCCTTCGCCATTTCCTGATGACTTAGCCCGTACTTGCGAATGATTTTGCTCATCTTCTCCACCATCTCCTTGTGCTGTTTCCATTTTCGCTCCAGGACTTTCAGGACCTGATGCTCGGCATCGGTATGGATGATGTGGATCTCGCAAGGGCGCTCTTGCAGAAACCGATGGATGCGGTGAATGGCCTGGATAAAATCGTTGAACTTGAAACCGATGCCCATGAAGATGGCCTTATGGCAATGGCGCTGAAAATTGCATCCGGATCCTGAAAGCACCGGCTTGGTCGCCAGGATTCGGAACTTGCCATCCGAAAAGTCGGCAATCCTTTGTTCGCGGATGTCCAGGTCCTGCGATCCATACACCTCAATGGCTTCCGGTATGGCCTTTTTGATGGCATGCCGTTCGGCCTCTTGGTCGTGCCAGATGATCCAGTGGTCATCCGTATTTCCACGGTCAATGATGCGCTTCACCTCGTCCACGCGCTCGGCGATTGATTCGCGCTTCTCCCGGCTCGCGTCTTTCAGGCTCATGGCCGCATCGGCGAACATCCGCACCTGGCCGTCATCCTCTATGATCGCTTCGCGATGCGCCTTGACCTCGTGATAGATCACCTTCAATTCCGGCAGGATGTATCCATCATCGGAATAACCGAGATCGGAAGGCTTTTGCAGGAAGATCGCCCACGATGCCATCCACAACCAGAACTCATGCTCCATGTGAGGATAAAGCGTAAGGTTGTTCGCCTTGGTTGAATCCCGCTTGAAAAACCGGGTAAGGGCTTGCCCCGTATCCATGATCCCAAGAAAACCTGCGTAGTGGATCAGTTCCTTGTATCGGTTTGGACTTGGGGTGGCGGTGGCGACGAAGCGATATTTGACCCCTGAAAACAATGAGAGGAACGTTTGGAATGTCTTTGTGCCGTACCCCCTGAGCACGCTCGCCTCATCCAGGCTTACGGCATTGAAAAGGTTGACATCCAACCTCCCATCCCGGACCGATTCATAGTTTGTGATATAGATGCCATCGCCGTTGACCTCTTCGTGCCTGCGCACGAAACGCACTTCCATATCCAGCTTTTCAGCATCGCGGATGAACTCCAACCTCACGCCCAGCGGCATAATGATCAGTTGCCTTCCATGTTCGTGCATCGCTATATGCCGCATGATTTCCAGTTGCATGAAGGTCTTACCAAGACCGAATGCCGCGAATATGGCGCGCCGGCCACCCCGCAAAGCCCATCTCACGACGTCGATCTGATGCGGCTTAAAAAGCGGATGGATGTCTTGCGCCGGTTCAAACCCAGCGGCTTCCGACAGCGCCATTTTCGATTTCAAAAATTCGACATATTCGCGGATCACTGGCCGGGCCCCATCATCCTTCCGCCGTGCATAGCACGGTGCCGGAGCGATGCTCGGCATCCAGGTCGATGCGCTGGCAATGCGCGCAGGCCAGGCAGTGCGAGACGCAGAGCTTGCCGTCGCCGCGGCGGCCGGTTTCCCAATCCACGACGACCGGACAGGTCACCGTCGGCATGGCCACTGGCCGCAGGGGCGCGGTTTCCCACGTAATATCGCGCTCGGTCATCACTGCATCCTCGGCCTGCGCGGCGGTGACGAATCCGTGAAATCACCCTCGTGCACAAGCCGCAGTCCGTTTGCAGCACACCATGCCTCGATCATGTCTCTCGTCAGTTTGACATCGACGTGTTCGATTCTCACGTCCAACGGCCGCCGCACCCACAGCCCAAGCGCCACACCGATCACGATCATGTAAATCGACCATAGATACAATTCCCATCCACTCATGCCACACCTCCTTTCACAACCTTTGCGGCCTCATCCGCCACGCAGGCCGCAAGCGCATTCATCCGCTCTTCCTCCCACGCTGGATAAGCGCGCGCCGCCGCATCCGCGGTCGGGTAACGCTCCACGTCCAACACCTCATGTCCGAAACAACACGGGCCGCCGGCGATGGCCATGGCCTCGGCGGCAGGCCACCAGAACGACTTGCCACAACGCCGGCACTCGACAATCGACAGCTCGATATCGCTCATTTCGCGCCGACCAGGTATTTCTGCTGCGCGAACTCGGCATAGGCGATCAGCTCCGCGCGCGCATCAGGCGATGCATGCCGCAGGCGGTCGCGGCGGACGATGCGGTCCACGAGCGCCGGCGGCGACAGCACGGCCAGCGGCAGGCGGTAATAGTCCCGGATCAGCCGCTTGGCGGTGAAAAATCGGTGTACATCCTTGTGATTCATGCGCTTGCCCCCTGTTTTTGCGTCATTTTCGTAGTTGGTTTTCAATGACGCAAAAAATAATCCCTTACGAATCAAATCCTTATACACGTTTTTTCGTCATTTGCGTCATTTTCGTCTTTTTCTACACACGCGCGCGCGTACGTTTTATTCATGATGGCGTGTTTTTTTCTTCTCGCGCATGCGCGCGGAAAGGCGCAAATGACGCAAATGACGCAAAAACCCTTGTGGCGCAACAAAACCGCGACTTCCAACTACGCAAAAACTTTGAAAATGACGCAAAAAACCCATGTCAGAAGCCCTCCTGGTCGACCATCGAGGCGTGGAAATCGGCCACGCGCTGGCCGAGCCAGCGCATCCATGTGTCCGCATCCGGCTTCGGATCGCACTCCGGGAGCACCACGGAGGTCACTTTCGGCGCGCCGGAACCGTTCAGAACACCCTTGCGGGCGATCGAAACGTCCGGCCGCGCGTTGAGCCGGGCCGAGAACTTGAGCTTCGAATAGGCGAATCGCTCACCCTCGGATCGGCACCAGCGCTCATAGAGCTTGTACAGGTCCGCCAGTGCGCAGGCCTTGGGCGGAGCCTCCAGCATCTTGTTCAGCCATTCGTCGCAGAAGCGGTCCGGGGACTCCTTGCTGATGTCGATCAGCATGTCCCGGGCCCGCGTGCGCAAAGGCGGCGTGCCCGGCTCGAAATCGCCGAGATCGACATCGAGCAGATGCCGGTGCAGGGCGGCGATGCCGCCGTGGCGGATCTCATCGAGCACGGCCTGGTAGAAATCGCGCTCGCGCTTCTGCGGCGTCCACACGACCATGAAGCGGCGGTCGTCGGCATCGAGCGAGACCGGCTGCACCTCATTGGACAGGAAAACGAGATTGATGTGATTGCGTTCGTCATGGGCGGCGACATTCTTGGGATTGATGCGGATCCAGTCGTCGGTGATCAGGCCCTTGAGTTTGTTCTTCTGCTGATACAGCTCGGAACGGGTGACTACCTCATTGGCGATCAGAAAGAGTTTGCGGCCGGCCCAGTCGTTGAAGCGGTCCTCGATCTCGGCCTGGCCGATGATGCGGCCGTATTCGCCGTAGATGGCCATGACCGCCTCGAAAAACAGATTCTTGCCGACGCCCTGGCCGCCGTGGACCACGAGCGCCGTCTTCATCTTGGCACCGGGATGCTGGATGGGATAGGCGATCCAGCGCAGCACCCAGCGATATACCTCGCGCGGGTTTTCATCGGCTCCGCACATGTACTCCAGCAGCTCCAGCAGGCGTTCGCAGGAGCCTTCGTCCGATGGCTTGGTCGGCCAGCCGCTCCACAGATTGCACTTGATGCGGGCATCGTCTCCCTGCGGATCGAAGCCGACCTCGGTGATGCGGACGATCTTGCGGTCCGGGCGCGTCTTCCACTCGCGCCAGCCGTGATCCGGCAGGATGTCCATGACGCAGGACTTCGGCACCAGCGCGCATTCCTGGTAGTCAAAAAGCGTGTCCTTGACCCCATAGACGATCGCGTAGCGCTCGCAGGCCTCATCCACGGTGAGATAAGGCTTGAGGGCGGCCGATTTCCCCGCCCCCCCAGATACGGCACCCCGCGCCGACCCCCCAGGCTTCGCATCCCAACCGAGGGCCGCCAGCCGCGCCTCGATCTGCGCGCGCACCACGTGCAGGCCCTCGGCCTGCGCCAGATCGTTCCAATCGGTGCGACCGCGCTTTTTCTCGGCGAATCTGGGCGCGATCCAGGCGCCGGAGACGGCGACGGCCGCAGCCGAGGCCTTGGCGATGCCGGTGTTGGCCTTGCCGTGCGGCTCGCCGCAATGCGTGCAGGCCGGCTCGGCCACCGGCGTGAACTTACCGCAGGCACGGCACTTGCCGGTGTGGTCGTCGTCGGCGCAGATGAGGATGCGCAGAGCGCGGTAATGCTTGGCCAGGATCTCGGCCACCGGCGCCAGGTTGCCGGCGTCGAAAGCGACGGCCACCGGAAGGCCCGTGGCTTCATGCAGGCTCGCGGCCGTGGCATAGCCCTCGGCGAGGAGCAGCACGCCGCCCGGGGCCGGGGCGCCGATCAGGTGGAAATGCCCGCGCTTGGCTAGGCCCGACGGATGGAAAGTCTTGTCACGCCCCAGACGCTTGATCGCCTCGGCGTGATGCTCGCGCGAAAGGATGAGCTGCAAGCCGTGAATGCCGCCATGGACGTCACACATCGGCACCACCAGGGCGCCCTTGCGGCTGATGCGCACGCCATAGGCGCGCACGCCCTTGCGGCGCAGGTAATCGTGCCCGTCGCCATCGACCGGCCGGCATTGCTCTCGCCAGACGATGCCGGCACGCCGCGCCGATTCGGCCGCGATGCGCTTGCGCTCGGCCTCCGCGCGCCGGCGTTCGGCCGCGATGCGCTTGCGAATGGCCGCCCGCTCCTCGCCGGAAAGCTCGCGCGACCGCTCGATGCGGATCTTGTGCGCGGTGCCCTCGCGCCAGTCGCCATAGGATCCGACGATCAGGGTCTCGCCAGCCTCGGTGACGATCTCGCCGAGCGCATACCAGCCGCTTTTCTGCCCGCGGCGATCATCCGGCGTGCGACAGCGCACGATGCGGCCCAGCTCCAGCGCCTGGACATCGAGACCGAACTCGGTGAGCTGGCGCAGGACGTCGTCATAGTTCGCGGCCATCAGCGCACGGACCTCAACACATGCCGCACGGCACGCTCCATCTCCACCGGCAGCTCGCGCCGGATGCGCGCGATGACGCGGACATTGATCCGCCGCGCGTTGAACATCTGCGGCACATCAATCGTCTGCACGGGCTCGATCGGCAGGCGTGTGCGCCCGACACGGCGGAACACCGTGCGGCCGCGGTTGCCGATGAAGGCGCCGGGGATGATCTTCACCCCGCCGCGCCTCTTGATCCTGAAGCGCAACACGTTCTGCGTGCCGGATCGACGCCGGCGCCGCGCTTCGGCCAATGTCACCTTGCGTTCCAGGAAGCGGATGACATTCATCGAGCGCCCGGGCCGACCGCCCGCGAATGGATCGAGCTGCGCCACCAGCCGCCCGCGACGAGCGCGCAGGATGCGCAGCCTCGCCCGCACCTCGCTGGCGCGCAGGTTATACTCGGACGTGATCGCGCGCGTCATCTCGGTGCGCGCCTTGGAAGCGGTTTTATTCAGCGCCATCGCCGCCGCGCGATCGCCCAGCCCGCGCTGGATGCAATTGAGCTTGCGGGTGATCCGCTCCACGCCCTCGATTCTGATCGAGATCAGGCCCATGCGTTCACCCAATCCGCCGCGCTTCTCCTAGCGCCATTTCGCGCCGTTTCGTACCCGCATCCGAACATCTCAAGAAGGACCCGCAACACATGGATGACGATCCACTCAAGCATCAGAGCTGGCGTGTAGATGAATCGGTGAACGATCGATCGCGCTCTTCCCTCATAAAGGGGGAGCGGGGATTCACTGTGCCCTAACTGTGCCGTGGATTCGGCAAATATAGGCAGAAATGCGCTGATTCTTGCCGATTGCAAAAAACAAAATCGGTTGAAAATAAAGCGTTTACGGCATCCATTGATTGCAAGCGTGTGACTGAAAATCCTCGTGTCGGCGGTTCGATTCCGTCCCTGGCCACCATATTTTTCAAGGACTTGCGCGCTTTTCCCGCTGTGCCATGTTTCGCTGCTGTGCCCTAACTGTGCCGCACTTTTTACTTCACGCGGCGCAGCGGCGGAGCATCGCGGGCCGCCAGCTCGGCGTAGCCGGCCAGGTGTTCGACGCCGAAATGCGCATAGCGCAACACCATCTCCATCCGTTGCCATCCGCCGAGCTTCTGCAGCACCTCCAGCGGGCAGCCGGCTTGCACCATCCACGATGCCCAAGTGTGCCTCAGATCGTGCCAGCGGAAGTCCGCGATGCCGGCGCGAGACAGCGCACGACGCCAAGCTGTGTTGTTCAGGCGTGTCAATGGCCGGCCGCGATGGGTGAAGACATAAAGAGGATGCTGTCCACGTCGCCGATGCAGCAACAACGCTTTCGGCCATGATCATCGAAACAAGAGCAGCGCCTGCAAGGCGATGAGGATGACGATCATCACCGCCGCCACGGCGCATAGTGTCAAGAATTCACGCGACGAATCAGACACCGAGGCCGGCTCCCTGGGCCTCGGCCTCGGCGCGCACGCTCTCGGCGTCGCTCAGATCCACATTTTCGGACGGCAACGCCTCCTCGCAAGGCCGGCACAGGCCTGCGGCATTCAGGCCGCCGCCGGTCACCGTGAAATAGCGCCCGCAGCGGATGCACTCGCCAGCACGGATGTTCGTTCTTTTCTTACTCATCTCTCCCTCCCTCGGTGGATTTTCTAGGCCTGCCGCCAGCCGATGATCAGGATCACGGCCACGCA